TATTAGCTAGTGCTATTCAGTTTAAAAGAAACAAAAAAAATGGTGTTGATTTTATAATAGATGGTGAAATTTATTTGGATTGTGTAGCAACTGCTCAATCCGGTTCTATTGATGATAAAATGCCAACAAAATCATTTAAGTATATTAGAAAGTATTCACTTAAAGAATTTTATCTTCTACATCCATATGCACCAATAGAAAGAAATGTTGCAGAACATTTAGAGCATTTAGAAAAAACAATGAATGCTAAAATTCATATATTGGATTGGAACGATTTTGTTTACATTTGTACAGGTGGTAGATTTGAACAAAGAAAGCCATATAATATTATTGGAAATGGTAAAGGAGTTAAAAATCATAAAACTTCAACAATATTAGTAAATAAATGGTTTGATTATAAAAAATAATTTATGGCAAGAGTAGAACCAAACGTTAAGGATAAACCACGCAAATTTGAACACGTGTACAAAGATGATGATGGTTGTGAATCGGTTTGGAAATACGATTTGGATAAATTTCCAAACGGACCTATATCAGTAGAAAACAAATATCCTGCTGGATATGTGAAAGATTTGAAACAAAAACAAAGATTAGCAAAGGCTGAGAAAAGTTTATCTATTTTAGAAAAAGCAAAACAAGCAAAAAAGAATGAAGGTAGAGGGTAAAAATTATTGTGACACATCAAAAGTATATGTAGCACCAATAGCAAAAAGTATCGCTAAAGATATTATTGTTAAGAAACACTATACTCACGCTTGGACAGCTTGTAGATATGCAATTGGAATATATTATAAATCAGAAGATGCTAATACATTCGATGGTGATAAACTTATAGGTTGTTTAATCTATGGTTTTCCCGTTGGAGCAAAAGCATCCACTTCTATTTGTGAGGGATTAACCAAAGATAACATTTTGGAATTAACTCGTTTGTATTGTGATGATGGTTATGGTTCTAACATTGAATCATTTGCATTAGGACAATCTTTCAAATGGTTAAAGGAAAATGATAAAGCAATTAAGGTTCTTTTATCATACGCCGATAACGGACAAGCTCACTTAGGAGGAATTTATCAGGCTACCAATTGGATTTATCAGGGATTATCTACGGATATTGCACTGATGCCAAATTGGGGTATATCATTACATAAAGACCCATATAAATGGATTCATAGTAGGACTGTGTTTTCAATGTGGGGTAGTGGTAACTTAGCACACTTACAAATGGAAATAGGTAAGCAAGGATATACAGAGTTTTGGAGAAGGGAAGAACCACCAAAGCATAGATATGTTCAATTACTTGCGCAAGATAAAAAAGAAAAGAAAGACTTGATGAAACGATTGAAGCATGAAATTAGACCTTATCCAAAAGATACATCTAGTTATAATACCGATGTAGTTCATCACTTAACAACATACGAAGCACCTGAAGGAGCTGAAAATTTTTGGTAATATATGAGAGTATTAGTAATTCCGAATTATACAAATTTCGGACAAGAGAAAGATATTAATAGAGATTCATTTCTATTAGTATTTAAATCATTTTTAGATAATACTAAAATTGGTAAAGAATGGGAATGGATATTACCATATCCTGATATGGATAATCATCCTGGTATTATAAACCAATTTGAATATCCAAATGTTTCACTTCGTAGAATGGATGGATTGGATACATTTCCTCCTAAAATGAGAGTGAACTATCCTCATAAATTTTTTGATAGATTGGTTGAGAAAGAACAATTCAATTTAGTATGGTCACATTTGCCTGAATGGACACATGAATTTAAAATCACTCGTATCTATAATAAAACACAACCTATTATTGGTTATTGTCATTGGTGGGAGATAAAAGATAATGGAGCAAGAGATGATAATTCATTTTGGAAAAACATTAAAGGTACATTAGATATGAAAGTATGTGGTGTGAATTCACAATGGGTTAAAGATTTAGTTCTTAAAAGAGCAGCTGAAGAATTTCAACCACATATCATAGAAAAATTAGATAAGATTATACAGCCTTGGTATTTAGGTACTGATGAATTCATACCAACCAAAGAATACAAAAAGAAAACTATTGTATTCAATCATAGAAATAATGGTTATACTGGCGGTGAGTGGTTTTTTGAAACTATGGATGAATTGTGGAATGAAAGACAAGATTTTGAAGTATGGACTACATTAGGTGATATGAAAAAACCATACACTAAATATATTGGACATGCTGATAGAAATGTTTATATGAATCAATTAGGACAAGCTCATTTTGGAGTAGGATGTTTTCAAACATATTCAGCATGGAGTATGAGTACAACTGACGGTCTAAGTCGTGGAGTACCATATTTATTACCTGATGGATTGTGTTATCCTGAAATGGTTGGTAATGATTATCCACTTCTTTATAATGGTAAAGCCCAATTTAAAGAAAAGGTAATTGGTTTATTGGATGAAACAATTGAAAGACCGGATGTAAGTGCTATTGCCAAAGCATTATTGTGGGAGAGTTCATTAAAAAGTTGGGATATAGAAAACAACTTTGAAAAGATGGCAAGAGTATTCGTAGATTAAACATAAAATTAAAAGTATAGATGTATCAAAATATTTATTATCAGAGAGAAAGAAATTTAGTGCACATTTGGGATGATAAGTTGGGTTATAGAACCTTTCCATATACTCGTTATGCTTATGAAAAGGCACAAAGAGGACAATACACATCTTTGTACGGAGATAAGTTAGATAAGATTTTTAAGTTCACAAAAGATGACCCGAATTTATTTGAATCGGATGTAGCTGAAACCACTAGAGTTTTGGTTGATACATATACTGATTCAGATATACCATCGGAAGGGCACGTTACACTTACATATGATATTGAGTGTGAAATGGATAGTGGATTACCCGATGTAGAGAAATCAGAAAATGAATTAACCGCAATTGGTTTGCACGATTCTGCTACTGACCATTATTGGGTTTTAATTATGGATAAAGCTGGTAAGATGAGTGAGAAGAAGACCGGCAATCGTACTGTAATTCCTTTTAGAGATGAGAGGGATATGTGTATGAAGTATTTAGAATTATATGAGTACATCAATCCAACAATCGTAACCGGTTGGAACATTGACAACTTTGATACTCCTTATTTATATAATCGTATTAAAAGACTATTAGGTGTTAAGCACGCTAATAGGTTAAGCCCAATAGGTGAATGTTTTTGGTCTCCATATCGTAAGAGATTCTATATGGCCGGCGTATCTTATTTAGATTACCTAGCTTTATATAAAAACTTCACCTATTCGGAATTAGATAATTATCGTTTGGATAGTATTGCGATGAAGGAATTGGGTAGAGGTAAGATTGAGTACGCTGGTAACTTAGATGATTTGTTTAAAGATGATATTGAAAAGTTTATTGAGTATAACTTAGTCGATGTTCAGTTAGTAGCTGATATGGATAAGAAGTTACAATTCATTGATACGGCTAGAGGTATCTGTCACGCTGGACACGTACCATATGAGGATTTTGTTTACTCATCAAAATACTTAGAGGGTGCATTACTATGTTACCTTAAAAGAAGAAACATTGTAGCTCCTAACAAACCTGCGGATAGACAAGAGAGGATGCAAGCACTTAGAGATAATGACCAAGAGAAATTCATTGGAGCATATGTTAAAGCACCCATCGTTGGTAAGTACGAATGGATATATGATTTGGATTTAACTTCACTATATCCTTCAATCATTATGACAACCAATATTTCACCAGAAACTAAAGTTGGTAAGATTGATAATTGGGATGCACAAAAGTTTATGAAAGGTGAGATTGATACATTTTCTTTTGGTGATAAAACTATTACAAAAGAAAACCTTAGAAAGTTATTGGATGAGAGTAAATACGCTATCTCATCTAACGGAGTTCTTTACACTACGGATAAAGTAGGTTGTATACCTGATATCTTAGACCTTTGGTTTAAGCAAAGGGTTGAATTTAGAGCATTAGAGAAAAAATATGGTGAGAGTGGTGATAAAGAAAAATATGATTTTTATAAGAAAAGACAGCTGGTACAAAAGATTCTATTAAACTCATTATATGGAGTATTGGGATTACCCGCCTTCCGTTTTTATGATGTAGATAACGCTGAGGCGGTAACAACAACAGGTCAGACTGTGATTAAATCTACGGCTGATATGGCTAACATTAAATATAATAAAGAGTTAGGAACAACTGGACAAGATTTCAACATATATATTGATACGGATTCGGTATTCTTTTCAGCAGTACCTATATTAGACCATCGTTATAAAGATTGGAGAAGTTTAACTGATGCAGAGATTGCTATAAAGGTGGATGATATTGCTGGTGAAACACAGGACTTCTTAAATAAGTTCTACGATGTATTGGCCGAGAAAGTATTCAATGTTGATAAAACAAAACATAGATTCCAAATCAAAAAAGAATTTGTAAGTAGAAGTGGTATTTGGATTGCTAAGAAACGATACGCTCAATGGATTATTGCAGAGAATGGTATTCCAACTGATAGATTGGATGTTAAGGGATTGGACGTAGTTCGTTCATCGTATCCTGCACAATTCCGTAATTTTATGAGTGGAGTTCTTATTGATATTCTTAAAGGTGAAACTGAAATGGTTCTAACTGATAAGATATATGATTTCAAAAAGGACTTGGTTAATATGGATGTAACTTCAATAGCTAAGAACTCAGCAGTAAAAGAAATATCAAAATACATTCCAAAGAAAAAAGATAATAGAGCAATGTTCCAATTTAATAGTGGAACTCCTGCGCATGTTAAGGCAGCAATTGCACATAATCAATTATTGGTTCACTTTAAGTGCCCATCTAAGCACGCTCCAATGAGAGATGGCGATAAGATTAAATGGGTATATCTAAAACAAAATCCATTTGGGCTAGATGCTGTTGGGTTCAAAGGACATGATGACCCAGAGGAGATAATGGATTTGGTAAGAACCTACATTGATTATGATAAAATTTTTGAGAGAGAATTACTTAAGAAATTGGAGGACTTCTATGGTGCATTGGGTTGGGGAGCAGTTTTATCCTCACAAAAAACAGCAGAACAATTTTTCGCATTCTAACTGGTTGATTATCAACACTATATAATATTCAAAATATTTGGCAGATTCAAGTATTTTTCGTATATTTGTATAAACAATTTAAAATCATAAAAATATAAACTATGAGTAAACCCACACAAAAAACAAAACCACAAAAAGTGGAAATTATACCAACTTTATCTGTTGGTGCATCCAAAAAAATTGGAGCAGTTAATGCACCATTAAATATTTTATTATCTGAACTTATAGATAATCCAATACCATTAAATAAACCAAAAGTGCCTATTGATGTTGAAATTTTAATCAAACACAATGGTGATGAATCATATATAGAAATTTTGGATAACTCAATTGGTGTGCCTGAACATTCTTTAGGGCAGATATTTAATTACGCTACGCATGGTAATGATGGCTTACTATTATTATCTAAAATGGGTATGGGTATGAAATTAGCTATATCAGCTTTGGGCGAACTTGAACACTTTATTACAAAGGTAAAAAACAAACCAGCATATAAACTTACTATGGCTCCTTATACAAATACAAATGAACCATTAAAGTATTTTGTAGAACAATATGATGGTAATGAATTCCCACCATACGAAAGTGGTACTTTAATTAAAATCCGTAAGTGTCAAAATATGATAAAAAAATGGAAAACTGAAAAAGCTTTTAGAAAGTTTTGTTATAAGATAGAATCAACATATCCATCATTACTTAATCAGTTTTTAAATATAAAGATAACTTATGCAAGAAATGATAATGGTGGCAATTCATATTGGGAACACGTTTGTACCGCATACAAACCATTGATGAACAATCCAAGAGACCTTATGCCATCTGGAAATGGGTTGGGAAAGAATACTCCTGTATTGGATAGATTTGAAATACAATTAGATGAATATCCAGAAGTTAAGGTTAAACTAACTGCTTGGCATAAACCAACATTAAAACAAGTATATGATTGGTATCAAAAAACAAAAGATGAAACATATAACCCAACTATCTACAAAGAATCACCTTGGGCATATGGAAGTGCTAACTCTGGTATAGCATTATCTTTTAAAGGTAAAATATTAGATTGGAACATTGATAAAAAGAGTTCTAGGTCAGAAGACCATGGAATTTTATTGGAAATTGAAGGTGGTGTAGAATCTACTTCATTGAAAAGTGGAGTTATGGATACAATTCAATGGGAAGCTATTAGAGAGGCGGTTAATGATAAATTAAATGAAATCGGATTTTATGTAAGACATTTACCCGGAACGCCAGCATTAGCGGAGCAAGATTATATGGATGCTTTTTATGAAAAATTAAAAAATCATCCGGTATATAAAAAATCATTTGGTATTGTGGATTTTGATAAGCAAGTTCACAAATGGCCAATATGTGATGTTGGTTCTCCTGATGGTGTTATATATGATTTTAACGATAATACTAAAGTTACCTTTGTGATAGAAGGTAAAAAAGATAGAGGTAGTGGTGAGGAAGCAAGACAACTTTTTGGATATATGGCATGCTATGATTGTACAAATGGTATATTTGTTTCACCAATACAAACTCCACAATTTGAAACTCAATTTAAACATTTTAATAAGATGTTCAATAAAAACTTTGATGTTAAGCATGATAGAGTTATTGAGCAAACATATGTAGATGGTAAAGATTTCTTTACATTCAATTAATATATATTTGGTAGTTTCAGGTATTTTTCGTATATTTGTATAACAAATTAAAACAATAAATTTAAAATTTCAATTATGAACAAAGGCAAATTTGATGGTTTCGTTAATCGTTACAACTTAGGTGGTGAGATTGAATCCGTTATGGTAAAATCCGATGATACAAACTTATCGGTAAGAATGATTTCAGATGACAAAACCTTATTAGGTGATGTTACAGTAGTAGGTGGTGAATTCCCAAGCGGTGAGTTTGGTATTTACACTACTTCACAATTAAAAGGTTTATTATCTGTATTAGATGATGCTATCACTGTAGAAGAAGTGACTGGTGCACTAAAATTTTCAGATAAGAAAACAAAGGTACAATATATGTTAGCAGCACCATCGGTGATTCCTGCAGTACCTGATTTAAAAGCGTTACCTGCATTTGATGCGGAGATAACATTAGATGATGACTTTGTAAATAAGTTCATCAAATCAAAAGGTGTATTGGCTGACTCTGATACATTTACATTTACATTCAAAGCTGGTAAAGGTGAAGTTATTTTAGGATACTCATCAATCAACTCAAATAGAATTTCTATTGAAGTAGATGCAACCGCTAAAGAAGATATTGAACCAATTGCATTTTCTGCAAAGTATTTGAAAGCTATCTTAATGGCTAACAAAGGTTCTAAATCATCTTCATTAAAAATCTCATCTAAGGGATTATCGCATGTAGGATTCGTTGATGGAGATTACACAGCAAATTATTATTTAGTACAAATTAAATAATATGGCTAACCAACATTACAACTTAATAAGTGAACCTGTATTTGAAATAGATGGTAAGTTATATGAAACTGAAACATGGAATTTAAATTTAGAAAAATTCCTTATTGAAAATGCTGGTAAGGAGATATACATTTATGTACCATCAATAGAAACTAATCAAATCCGAGCAATCGTAAAATAATATAATATGAGCTTTTGGGATACTGAACCACAAAAACCTGTCTTTGATTTTGAGCTTGAAAAAGCAAAATTAAAAGAAAATATGGACTACCTTATGACGATGTCTGTTCAAGAACAAACATTGTATAAGAAGTGGGTTGAATTGCAAGAACCTACAATGATTCAAGCAAAATCCCAAATCGCATCTTATTATGATTTACAATGGAAACCAACTGATATCAACAATAAGGAGCTAACGATAAAAGAAATTGAATCGTTAGACCCTTATGTTGAGATTATCGATGACCCGAAGGAATCTACTAAATGGGCAGCGGTAAGACGTATGATTCACACAATGGATTTTACAGCAAACCCTGGCCGTAACGTAAAAATTAATGTAAAGGATAGAGTGAGTGGAAAACTATTAGGACAAATTTCATTAGCATCAGATGTAACCGCTATGGGAGTTAGAGATAACTTTATTGGTTGGACTAAGGATAATAAGTTTGTTGATGGTAAGTTAAATAACACTACTATTGCTTCTACTATTGTATGTACTCAACCATTAGGTTATAACTTCTTAGGTGGTAAGCTAATCGCTATGATGACAACTACGCCGGAGGTTAGAGCATATTGGAAAGAGAAGTATAAGAATGTATTGATTGCAGTGGGTACAACATCACTTTACGGAATTCACTCTCAATATAATGGTATCCCTTTATTTAAAACATTAGGAGAATCGGCTGGTAAGATTAGTTTAAAGCCGGATGATAAATTCTATGACCCTTGGCATCAATGGATTAAAGAAAATAAACCTGATTGGTATATGGAAAACATTACTAGAGAAAGAGCTCGTAATGGTGCTAGTATGGGATATGAATCAAATGGACCTGTTAGTGGTATCAAACAAAAGATATTAGGACAAATCTTTAAAGAATGTGGTATTAAGGCAACTGAATATCATCACGGATTTAAGAGAGGTGTTTATATGGCAATGATGTATGAGAACGGATGTGAGTATCTTAGAAACGAAATCACCGAAGATAAATTAATCCTTAAAGATAAGTTTAAGCAAGGTACTGAATACATTAACAAATGGTGGAAGAAACACGCAATCAGTAGATACACAAAGTTACATGATGAGGGAAGAATTAAACCTGAACATTTATTCTATATAGATGCTATTGGAATTAGTTGGGAAGAAATGAAAGCAAAATACCTATCAGAAGTAGGAAGATAATAAAATAAAATTATGGCAAAGAAAAAACAAAAAGAGTTTGATGTAAAGAAATTACCAACAAACGAAGAATTAAGATTGAATATTTCAAAAGAAGTATATGAACAATGCGAATGGTGTTTTCAATTTGATGATGGAGAACCTCAGATTTTTGCTTGGACTGATGAAAATATGTCAGACGAAGAACCTACTGTAACATTTACTCTAAATAATACAAAAGAATCATATATTACTTTTACTAAAGATAAAAAAGTATTTAAATTGTTTACTAGAGAACTAAGTGATGCTGGTAAAGAATTACGAGCAAAAGCTAATGAAATTGATAATCAAAAAAATTTAGAAAATGAAAGTAAAAATAAAGAAGATTAGTAAAACCGCAGTTATCCCATCTTATGCAAAGGATGGAGATGCTGGTATGGATTTGATAGCAACATCAATTATAGAGAATACCTCATTTCAAATAACATACGGATTAGGTATAGCATTAGAAATCCCTAACGGATTTGTAGGATTGGTGTTTCCTCGCTCATCGATTAGAAAATATGAATTAGCACTATCCAATTCAGTTGGCGTAATTGATAGTGGGTATAGAGGTGAACTACAAGCTACATTTATAAAAGAAAATGGATTAGATTCACTTGCATATAAAGTAGGTGATAGGATTGCACAAATTATGATTATACCATATCCTCCAATTGAGTTTGATGAAGTAGATGAATTATCGGATACTGAAAGAGGTGAAGGTGGATTTGGTTCAACTGGAAAATAAAAAATAAAATATGTTTATAGAACAAACGCAAGAAAAGGTAAATAATAATTTATGGGTAGAGAAGTATCGCCCAACAAAGCTTGTTGATTATGTAGGTAACGAACATCTAAAATCAAAAGTAGAAGGTTACTTAGAAAATAGTGAAATTCCACATTTACTTTTGTACGGCAAAGCCGGTACTGGTAAAACAACATTAGCAAAGTTAATCGTAAAATCAATTGATTGTGATTATATGGTTATTAATGCATCTGATGAAAATAACGTTGAGACTGTAAGAAATAAAGTAAAGAATTTTGCATCCTCTATGGGATTCAAACCATTTAAGATTATTCTTTTAGATGAGTTTGATTACATGTCACAACCATCACAAGCTATTCTAAGAAACTTAATGGAAACATTTAGTGCACATTGTCGTTTCATTTTAACTTGTAATTATGTTGATAAAGTAATCGAACCAATTCAAAGTAGATGCCAATCATTTCAAATCATACCACCAACTAAAAAAGATGTTGCAATGCAAGTTAGCAAAATCTTAAAAGCTGAAAATGTAGAATTTGAAGTAAAGGATTTAGTTCCAATTATTGACGCAGCTTATCCTGATATTCGTAAAGTTATAAATACGTGTCAGTTAAATTCAAATAAAGGTAAGTTACAAATAGATGTACAAAATTTATTAGAGAATGATTACAAAAATAAAATTGTAGATATCTTAAAATCAAAAGATGATAAGAGAAATAAGTATATGAAAGTAAGACAAGCTCTTATCGATTCTAAATCAAAAGATTTTACCGATTTATATACAACTCTATATGATACAGTAGAGGAATATGGTGGAGAAAATACATCAAACGTAATCCTAATTTTGGGAGATGGTGTAAACAAATCAGCAACTGCAATTGATAAAGAAATTATAGCAGCAGCTACATTAATTCAAATTTTAAATATTATATAATGGCTAACATTTTAGGAGCAGGTGGACAACCAATCGGAGGACAAGAAGAAAAACCAATACCTTTAGAAAAAACTGAGGCAATTGGATGTAAAAAATGCGGTGGTGAAATTTTTGTACAAGGTTTTGGATTTCGTAAAATTTCAAAGTTATTAACTGGTAAACCAAAAGATGAAGTATTACCGGTAGAATTATTCCTTTGTGGAGATTGTGGTGAAGTACTTAATGAATTATTACCTCCGGGTTTAAAAGTAGAAGAAGAAGCATAATATGGCAGCAAAAACATTATTTGACCATTTAAACGCAATTTGTGATAAGAAAGACCCAAAGTATTGGGATACCCTTGATGAGAGTGATAAAAAAACATGGAGTAACTATTTGATACTTCGTTTTCTTTCTATGAAGCCAGAGTGGGTAGAACTTATTTCAGATATACAAGCCTACATACAAGAGGCACCTCCAAAAGCAATGTATCTTTGTCTAATTGGAATGATTCCCAAAACAAGAGCTTTCTTAAAGTATATGAAACCAGCCTCATCTGAAAAATATGAAGATTGGATTATTGAATTGGTAGCAAGGCAATATGAAGTATCTAAATCAGAAGCAGAAGATTATCTGAAAATTCTTTATGAAACTACCAGTGGTAAGATGCATATTAAAGAAATTGCAGAGAATTATGGTACTGACCCAAAGCAAATTACTAAGTTAAAACTTAAAGTTTAATTAGGTAATATCGGATATTTTTCGTATCTTTATACAATAAAACAACATAATGGCAAAAGTATCATTTTCGCAGTACTCAATGTGGAGTAGCTGCCCGCATCAATATAAGTTAAACTACATAGATAAATTAGGTGAGAGTTCATCTAACATTCATACAATATTCGGAACTGCTATGCATGAAACAATCCAACATTACCTTTCGGTTATGTATGGTGTTTCTAAAAAGCAAGCAGATGAAATAAACAAAGATAAGCTCTTATTGGAAAATATGAGGAAGGCCTATAAAAGTGAAGTTGAGAAGATGAGTGAAGGAACTCCATGTACTCAAATACAATTGGAAGAATTTTATGGTGATGGTAGGCGTATATTAGCTTGGTTAGATAAGCATATGCACAAATTCTACTCAAAAAGTGGATTTGAATTAGTAGGTATTGAGATTCCATTAAACGCAACTATTAAAGAGGGCGTACACTTTATTGGATTCATAGATATTGTTATTAGAGATTTGGCATCAAATGAAATTATTATCATTGACCTTAAGACATCTACTATGGGATGGAATCAGTATCAAAAAGCTGATAAGATGAAAAACTCTCAAATTCTTTTATATAAGAAATACTATTCAGAATTATTTAATATTCCTTTAAATAAAATTAAAGTAGAGTATCAGATACTTCGTAGGAAGTTACCGGAAGACTCCGCATTTCCAGTACCACATGTATCAAAACATATTCCAGCTCATGGTTCACCATCGGTTACTAAAGTATATGATGAGTTTATGGCATTCATCAATGAAGTATTTGATAATGAAGGTAAATTTAGAGATATTGAATTTCCCAAAGTGCCAGGTGCAGCTAAAAAGAATTGCAAGTATTGTGAGTTTGGAAATAGAGGAATATGTGATAAAAAGGCTACAAAATAAAATTTATCGTTTTTTTAAATTCATTATACTTATATATATTAATATATGTATGTATTAATGTAAACGATAATAAAATGAATCAAGAACAAACAAAACTTACAACCGTGAAAATACTGAAAGATGTGTATTCAAGCTTTAAAAAAGTTTCTTTCGATTCTGATGTAACACTTCAAAAGCTGGTAAATAGAACAGTAGAACGATATGTTAAAGATGACCAATTCAGAAAGGAAATGAATGACTATCTTCAATTACAAATATCAGGTTCACAATTCTAAGAAACAAAAATACGTTATGACAAAAAAGAAAAAAATTCTGTTACTTTCGGATGATTTGAGAATGGCAAGTGGTATCGCCACAATGTCAAAGGAGCTGGTCTTAGGAACTGCTCATAAATATGATTGGTTTCAAGTAGGAGCAGCAATTAATCACCCTGAAGCTGGGAAAATTTTAGATGTTAGTGACGATATCCGTACTAGATATGGTATTGAAGATGCTAGTGTAAAGATTTTACCTTGGAATGGTTATGGTAATGCTGATTTAATTAGGCAATTAATTAATTCAGAACAACCGGATGCTATTCTACACTTTACTGACCCTCGTTATTGGACATGGCTATATGATATTGAACATGAAATTAGACAAAATGTTCCTCTTTTATTCTACGCAATTTGGGATGATTTACCAGACCCACTATACAATCGTAACTTCTATGAAAGTTGTGATTGGATTGGTTGTATTTCTCGCCAAACATATGGTATCATTAAAAGATTATCAGCATTAGATACTAAACCAACTTGGAAACCTAAAAAGGATTGGCAAGTAAGTTATGTACCGCATGGTATTGATGCTCAATTATATAAACCAATGGATGTGCCTGCAGAATTTCGTAAAGAAGTTTTAGGTGGTAAGCAATATGATTTTGTATTATATTGGAGTAATCGTAATATCAGAAGAAAACAACCTGCAGATGTTATTGTAGCATTTAAAAGATTTTGTGATAAGATTGGTAAACAAAAAGCAGATAAGGTTTGTTTAGTAATGCATACACAGCCGGTTGATGAGAATGGTACTGATTTACCAGCAGTTGTTGATGCAATGGCACCTGAATGTAATATTATATTTTCAGATAGAAGAAAAAGTCAAGAAGAATTAAATTTACAATATAACTTAGCAGATGCAACAATTAATATAGCTAACAACGAAGGATTTGGATTATCAACCGCAGAATCAATAATGGCTGGAACTCCAATCATTGTAAACGTAACTGGTGGATTGCAAGACCAATGTGGATTTGAAGTTGATGGTACGATGCTAACTGCAGACGATTATATTAAAATTGGTTCTTTACATGAATGGAGAAAATGGGAAAAGACTGTTAAGCATGGTGAATGGTCTACGCCAATTTGGAGTAGAGCCCAAGCATTAGCAGGTTCAGTACCAACCCCATATATTTGGGATGATAGAGTTGATGTTGATGAAGTAGCTGAAAAGATATTAGAAGTCTATAATACGCCAAAAGAAATTCGTAAGGCAAATGCATTAAAGGGTAGAGAAGCATTTATTGGTGAAATGGGATTAACAAATACCAATATGTGTCAACAATTGACAAACGGAATCGAATCGGTTTTTGAAAATTGGAAACCAAGAGAAAGATTCGAAGTATTTAAAATTAAATAAGTTATATAAATGAAACCAACATTAGTATTTCAAGGACCTATATTCACTCGTAGCGGTTATGGTGACCATTGTAGAGATTTAATGAAATCCCTACGAAAAATGGATAAGTATGATATTAAAATTATACCTTTGAGATGGGGTAACACTCCACAGAATCAAGTTGATGGTGAGAATGAATTTGGCAGATGGATGTTAGATAGAGTAATAAGTGAAGTGGGTGATAAACCTGATATATTTATACAGGTTTCGGTAGCAAATGAATTTGAACCAAAAGGATATTATAGCATTGGTGTAACTGCTGGTGTTGAAACTACAATATGTCCAAAAGATTTTATTGATGGTTGTAATAAAATGGATTTAATAATTGTCCCATCTAATTTTACTAAACAAAATTTAGGAGGAACTGTATATCAGCAAAAAGACCAAGCAACTGGACAAATAGTTGGTGAGATTAAAATAACAAAACCAATTGAAGTTTTATTTGAAGGAGTTGATGCGGAAATATTTTCTAAAGGAAATGGTAATGATGTATTATCAAATGTAAAGGAAGATTTTAATTTCTTAATTGTAGGGCATTGGTTGAGAGGAGATTTGGGGCAAGATAGAAAAGATATTGGTATGGCAATTAAAACATTTGCTACGGTATTCCAATATCTGCCAAAAGATAAAAGACCTGGTCTTATTATTAAAACATCTCATGCTGGATTTAGTGTGATAGATAGAGAAACTACTAGAGAAAAATTAGAAGGAGTATTAAAATCATTTGGTGATAAATGTCCATCTGTGTATTTAGTACATGGTGATATGGAAGAAACTGATATGAGTAATTTATATCATCATCCTAAAGTTAAAGCAATGATTTCATT